TGTGTTATCCCCTACGTAATGCTTACCGTACACGTATACATGGTGGGATGCTTTGTGGTATCCTGTATCTTTAGTACTCCACTGATGCCATTGCTTAGTTACTATATCGTACACAAAAGTCTTACCAGCAGTAGGGAAGGTTAGTACATAAAATGTATGGTGATGGTACTGGTAAGTCCAGCCGTAAGCGTCATCTAAGACAGTTATCTTAGAGAGCTCTCCACTGATACCGAAAGTACTTATGACTTGTACCTGTCCACCAGAAGCTTGAACTACTTGGCCTACTCCCTCGTCGTTCTGGGCTAGCCAGAATGTTACCCCTGAGGCTTCCGTGGCGCTGTGTGGTGCCACTGTTCCCCACTGATTGAACCCTGATTGCATAGCTGCAAAAGGGAAGTCTAACGCCCCTGTGTTAACCCATGCTTCAGATGTCTTAGAGCCTATTAAATACAGTACTCTATCTGAGACTACTATAGCTTGTAGCTTATCAGGAGAACGCTCTGCTGTAGCTATGTCAGTACCACTCCAAGCGGTACCATCATATAAACTAGAGATAGCAAACTGTCCCGTAATACTAGGGTCGTTAACTATGAAGTACCCGTCCATGAACTGAGCATGAGTAGCTGTCTGGGGGAAGTCCCCGTCAACTATCTGTACTACTGTGTCTAGCACAGAGTCGTATATATATCCGTTAGTCCCGTCTACTATAAGTATCTCGTGCCCGTTGTTAATGCCGTTATGAGCCATACTCACACGACCTACGTTAGTATTAATAGTCCCTAGTAATACCTTAGCCCCAGTACTCTCTACACGATACAGAGTATCATTAGATACTACGTATAGCTTGTCCCCGTACTCAATCATACCACGTATAGTCCCTATACCTACGTTAGTACTTAACGTAACAGCGGGAGTAGGGTACAGCATAAGCTGTGACTTAGCTTCTGGATTAGTGTGAGGGTACCAGTTCTGTGTTAGCTGATACGAGGCATCAGCATAAAGTTCTTCACCAGTTTGTCCGAATAAAGGTATTCTCATTAGTACAGTTTTATTTTAATTTTAGCACCAACTTGGTTTATCCCAAGGCCATTCTCTGTAATCATTGGCATACTTAAATGCTCAGCAAATAGTTCAAAATTCTCCGTAATCTCTTGAGATACACCGAGAGTACCTATTAGCTTATCTTCTTTGAAGTGACTATCTGCACTCGTATCGTGGAAGGCCATGCCCCCGTATAGCTGACAACCTGATAGTAATATTAAGGGAAATAATCTATACATAGTATCCAATTATATGTATCTTCCATGCAGTATTACCTGATGATGCCTCAGTAGTCTGATAATCAAAGTCACTGTTACCATCTAAATTAACGTGAATTGTGTTCATATTCGTGCCCCATGACGTACTGTCAGAGCTTGCTCTAGCTGCCATATCAGTGAAATCTCCAGCTATATTCCCTGTTGATGCAACAAATATATTAGCCCATGCTCTATCAGTTTCTATATAACATTTTAAAATAGCTATTACTGCTCCATCCGTTACCGCTGTGTTATACACGGCAGACATATCTAATGTAGTAGTACCTGTAACAGCAGTTCCAGCAGCTAACTCTACTGGTGTATCTAAAATAACTAGCCCATGCCCATCCTTTCCATTAATTAATGGGCTTGTTAATGTCTTATTAGTTAATGTCTGAGTGCCGTCCACAGATACAAGATTGGGATTATTTATTACTGCAATACCATCGAAGTACGCATCCTCACTAAGGTTACTGCCACCATCAGAAATACCTGTAAGGACTACCTCTCCCTGTGTAGCACTAGCATGAGCAGTGACTGTCTCTAGGTAAGTAGTCCATGAGGTAGGTACAGAGCCTGATGCTGGCATAGTCAAAGTAGCAGTACCAACACTTACATCATCTTCATCATACCATTCTATCACGAAAGTATTTAGTGTAGTAGCATGTGTAGCATAAAAAGACCAAGAGATATTAACTTCTGTTCCTTCAGTAACAGCGAATTTATTACTAGTAGCTGTGCCTCCACCAGACCCGCCACCATCGAACTTAAGGGACTTAAGACCATCAGTAACATTAATTACATCAGTAGCTATTACAGCACTGGCTGAAGGAGCCAGTGCCCAGTTATCAGGGGCACCGTCGTTATCACTATCAGCCTCAAAAGAACCATTAGATAATACACTTGCAGTGCTAGCTGAAGTAGCAGAGTCTACTCCTGTAGAGGTTACCCCTATAACAGTCCCTACCTCAGCAGTAGCTGAGTCTTCTATACGAAGCTCTACTGTACCATCAAACCAGACCTCTGCTTCACCCGCAGAGTTAAACTGAATAGGCTGTGAGTGAGCAGTAGTTTTATCTTTGTCTGTCCATACTGTTACTTGGTCAGCGGAGAGACTATAAGTCCCACCAACTACGTACACGTACAGGTACCCGCTAGCATTAGCCTCTCCATTAGAGAGGACTGATTTATATAAAGGGGACTCTAACTGACTTATCGCCATATTATATTCTCTCGTTATTTGGTTGTATCATTAGTGAGGCATCTTCATTATCGTAATCAAGGGCTAGTTGAAGGGCTTTCTCAGCATCCTTCCGTAGCATCCCTCTGTCTATATGATTAAGTGTTCTGTATTTTCTATCTAACGCATGAGCTAACGCTAGCTCTACTGCTTGGTACCACTCATTAGGGAAGTCTATTTCTTCTGTACCTATATCCATATCCTGTAAAGGTTGCTGGTAAACGTACTCAATAGTATACTCAGTAGCTGCTGTTGCGTTAGGAGCAGGCCAAACATATAAAGTACTCGTGAGCCTTCCGGGCTCGAAGTAATAATTAACTGGCGTACCCTCTGTTGTTTTGTTAGGTAAATTCTCGTACTCCTGTAAAGAGAGCTTGTTCATGTCTGTCTCAGTACCGTCTGTGTACTTACGATTAACTGTGAGCAAACGCATAGGCTTCTCTGTACCTGCTCCTAGAGTAGGAGTTAAGTCGTAATCGTAATCACTAGCTACTAGCGTCAGAGAGGCTCTACCTCTCTTCCATAGCTGTAAGCCATGTGCTTTCCATGAGGTTACTAAAACATTCAGGGCTATTTGAGCTACCTGAATATCATCTGGGTCTAGAGGCTCGTTAGTCACGGCTACGTTAATATCCTCAAACGCGGCACGGATGAGCTCATCTCTAGTTAAGTTAAAGTTATCTGTTAGGCTTAGTGTCATTAGGTATGAACTCTATAATTGGGGTACAGCCATCACTAGTTGTACATTTATAATAATGTTGAGGGTACTCTAAGTCGTAAGTAGTACATGACGTTAGCATTATAGCCCATAAGGTGTATAAGATTCTTCTACCCATGTATCCCCTGTACTTTTTATAACAGATACTGCTGGTAAAGACATACTTCTTATAGCAACAGAGTACCCAGTATTTAGAGAAAGCCCTGTCTCCATAGAGGCTCCCCAAGCTGTTATAGTGCCGAGAGCAGTAGCATCAGATGTAGTTGTTAGAGTTTGCGCGTAAGCTGGATAAACTTGCATATACACACGGACTAACCCAGTGTTCGTGTATGTTCCTGAAAGTCTTAGTCTCCAGTAAGTACCATCCAGTACCGCTTCGGCTGTTGATATAGTGTAGTTAGCATCACTAGTAACTACTGTAGCTCCTGTAACTGTATTTAAAACTACCGTCCCCGTTACTGTAACGTCTCCTTGCCACCGTATAGTAATAGCTGGGAATCTAGAAGTTATAGTATCTTTTAGAATATAGAGAGAGCTCGTCCATGATGTATCGGTTGTTAAGAAAGTGTCTAGTCGTCCCTCTAGATTTCCCGCGTTGTCATCCTCTAAGGTATCAGCAGTTTGTATACCAAGTGGGTCATCAGTGACGTTAGTACCAACAGTAGCTCCTGTTCCGACGGCTTGCCATGAGGCGGCACTAAAGTCTTCTGGAGCAGTGATTGAGTTACTGTTACTTATTTTACCCGGTACGATGTATTTAACATCTAAAGAGAAGGCACTCTCTTGTTCATTATATATTTGAAAAGTACTACTAAGTAACCCGGATGATTGCATAATTTTTACATCCCTGTCCTGAGTTAAGGCAGTATCCCATATCTGAACGCTAGGGTCTACGCCAGTAACTAATGTAACGGCCTCGTCTCCGTTAGTAACTGCACTAGTATCGTCACTATTATCAGGTCTAGCCCAAGGGACAGAAGGATTGTCTGCTCTACCACGGAGTAAGTCTGACATGTGCAGAGGGTCATAGCAGTCCTTGCAGACCATTAGCCCTTTCTTACTAAGGTCTCCTGATTCACGTAACTCTGAGGCATGATAATCAAACCCGCAAATATCGCACTGTGCGCGGTAATCCCCAAGCTTTAGGTTATTAGCCGGATACATGAGAGTTACTCTTAGCTCTGTTATCCTCAGCGAATAACAACTGCATATTGTGCTCGTAGTGCAGCCCACAGACATTTTTACCTTGTAGTGGCACTATATGGTCTACGTGGACTTTACGTCCTGTTCGTGTTTCTTCTAGCTTAGCTAACTTATACCATAGTTCTAGGTACGTATGGCTAGCCCATATAGGAGTTGCTTGTAATTTTTTAGCTTTTCTATCCATAGCTTTCTTTGCAAAGTACTCTGGGTTATTTTTACGATATTGTTTACTTTTCTCTTTCCTTGTTTCTTTATGTAGAGTTCCATAGGAGCGCCATCGAGCTCTATTATACTCTATATTATTAGATGCCCATCTCGCAGTGCTCTGTAAACATGCCTCAGTATTCTCTCTGTAGTACTGCCGAGATTTCTCTCTTTTACAGCCTAAACAGGCAGATGCTTTTTTACTCTTTAGTCTACTGTCTTTACCAAAAGAGTCTAAAGATTTCTTCATTTTACATTTAGTACAAATCTTCATGATGAAAAGCCACAGATGTCACAGACTGCATTATAATCCCCTAACCGAAGTTGGTTTTGGTCAACCATGTTTATTATCCTTGCTATAGTTGTCTTTAGCGAAAAGAAGTTGCAGATTGATACCGCATTAAAGTTGCAAGAGAATCTGAGTTGGGTGAAATGGCCCGTCTTTACTCTGCACATCACCGATTGAGGTATCGAAATCTGAAAACGGTTCGCCATCAGCACCAGTGGGATTAGGGCCAGTCCACCACCTTACGCCTTCATCACTAATTAAACTTTTTGGCAAGCTGTTTAATAGTGTTGATACATTATAAAGTTCTGCGCCACTTCCAGCTGTACCTGTTGTACCTGCTTCTGCAATAGCATCGTACATATCTGACGGTCTTAGCGTTACCATAGATGAATCAGAATCATTTAATTCTGACTCGACAACATCAAGCAACTTCGTCCAATCAGCTAATGAGTATTCACTAACAGCATGTCCATAGATATTAATAGCAACGCCCCAATGTTTAGCCCACTCAAATAGTGACCTTAGCCGATACTCAGCATCATTGATACCGTAGTTGTTATTAGTCGTTCCCCAATCAACCGATGGAACTAAGTCAACAGCACGTATTGACCACGCCTTGAAGGGTTCAAAAGCATCGGTAAACGCTGTACCGCCATTAGCAATACTTGACCTTGCGCCTTTCAGCCAGCCAAGATTAGACAACCTTAACTCGTTCTCATCAATTGAGAAACCCCAGTTATAAACATGAGAAGTTGGTGGCGCAAGCCCATGTGCAATAAAGTCTGTTTTAAGCCCTACGATGTGATATTCGATAACTCTGTCCCAGTCCTTTTCTGCGTTATATCCAGCAGTACAATCTTCTGCCGTTATATCTGCGAGAGTCGTTGGATGTTCACAACCCTCTAAAGACGTACCCGTGGCATCATATACAATCGCAATACCTGCATCTATGGCGTTGATTGCTGCCACTAACGCCTGAACGTCAACATAATCACTGAGCGTTAAATCAATCGTAGGGCTACCTGTCATAGTTAATGAATCAGTAGCCACATCAATGGTTAAATCATTCGCTCTGGTAATCGTCATAGCATTGACCTCACCGAGGTTTATTTCATTCCTACCAGATAAGCCAGTCGCTTCAGGCATATAGGAGTGTGAACAAAGCTCACCTAATGAGTACGCCTCTATGTTCTGTAACTTTGTTAAGTTAGCCACACTTAATGGGTATATGTCTTTTGTGAATGAAGTTGATAAATAGAAAGCGATATTACGTGCTACGCACAAGTTAAACACTCCATCAACAGCGGTGGTTGAACTAATATCATCAATACCTATCGTAATATAAGATTGTTTTCTATCTTGCATTATTGATTTATGGCCTGATAGGTCAATTGGATTAACGTCTGTATATCCTTGTGGGTCGGAGTTGGCAGTATTAACTGGATTGCCTAACAACACTGAATTAGTGCTAGTACCTGTTCCGCCCGTACCTGAATATTCTCTGTCATTATTATCAAGGTCTTTCCCTGGAATACCTATACAATTATTTATATTAATCGCACCATTAAAACCACTTCGATTAACAACGAATTGATCTGAACTATCACCAACGCCACCGCTAGACAGTATACACTGGCCAATATTAACGACAGTCGATGCGTGAGTGTTTGTAATTAAAATATGGTTGTCAGCCAGGCCAGTAATCGTTGCGACTTCAATATTTAATGTAACCTCGCTCGCGCCAATCAGCGATATATTGGCGTTTTCGTTGACTGAATCTGCCTCGATTGTTAGCTTCTTAATCGTTGCCGATACGTTACTGAAGAGAATCCCAGAAGCGTTAGTTCCTGCGATAATGACATGCTCAAACCACGTGCCGCTGTTAGTGTCCTGCTTCCACAAGTATTCAGACGATGTTGGCGCACCTTTTAATCTGAGATTGCCATAAACTGTTAGGACTTCATTAGTGTGCACTAGGTCTAGGACGCCATCAGCCTCGAATGTAACAATACCGCCTAAGCGGATAATCATGGCTTTGTTATACCACTGTTCAGAGACTAGATAAGTACCCTCTGCAATCGCTAAAGTTTCCCCTGCTGATGTAGCGTTAAAACCAGTCTGAGGAACAGTATACGGGTCTGTGATAGAGCCATCTGATGCTCCTTCCGCATAGTTAATATCAACATAAACATCTGCTGAAATATCTGAATGAGGCCATGTATATGCCATGATTAGACTCCTTGAGTTATAGAAACTACCTGAGTGTCTGCAACAATCATACGTTCTCTCCTAAATACAGTGCGGGCGTACCACTAGCTGATTTCCACGCGTAATGAGTAGCGTTTGATGTCTTGCGTTTTTCCACAGACTGTCCAGCCCCTACAGCAATAGCTTCTGTGCCATCACGATTAGCTTCTGCGTCTAATAACGATTCACCAATTCCAACTATGCAGTACTCAGCAGCCGTTAAGCTCATATTTGATATTGTTAGCGTTACAGAGCCTGTAGCAAAAGACTGTACTGCGGTTGTCGTTGCTGGAGATGTTGCTGTTGTTTTAACAGCTCCATAAGAGCTAGGAGCAGAAGCCACAGTGTTTAACATAGGCACCCAATCCCCATTACCATCTTTTACTAAATTTGTTACATTACCCATGTGTCACCTATTAATTTCTTGCTATATAAAGCTTGTGTTAATGGATGTACCATTATGCTGGTGTCGCTGTTAAGCCACTCATTTGTCCGGCAACGAAGATGCTAGTGCCGTCAGAAGATAACTCAACCCAGTCCCCAATAACGGCTGTGCCTAACTCTAAGTTAATAGTGTCGGCTGCTGCAATGAGCTGGACTACTCCCGCTTCTGTAATACTGCCCTGTAACTGTCCTGCTGTAGCAGCAGTTAACACCCAGTCAGTAGTGATATGTACTACGCCTATAATGAATTTACAACGCCAGCCTTTTGTTGGTGCTGGTAAAGTAATCGCGGAACCGACTGAGTAATCTAAGATATAAGTCTGTCCGTTACTTTCGTCTGCACCTAAAGTTCTAGCTGTAGTGATACCGCCCTCATCAGTTGATGTAAGCATTGATTTAGTGCCGAGCTTTACTGGCCCAGCGAAATGTGTTCCTGTTGGATATGCCATGTTTTTATTCCTGTGGTTGTCACCACGTCAACTTCCCCAAGTGGGGGAATATATATTAAATTAAAGAGAGGAGGGCCTCTCGGCCCCCACTCGTCTGGTCTAGTCCTTGTGGACTATGCGCCCTCCGACCCAAAAATTCCCTTAGGGTCTGCCCATCCAAAAGAGTAACGACCAGTAGACTTATACTGTGCGTTATCAGTTGTATGCTCATTATCCATAGTGAACTCATCACCTCTACGTTCGAAGTGAATCATGCCGTTAGGGCAATCAGTCAATAAGAACCACTGATTAGTATCAGTCAAGTAGTTATTCACAGTGAAACCACCCGGAACCTTGCCAAGAGACTTGACAGCGTTTAGGTCGTTATCTGCGGTAGCTACCCGTAGGTCGGTGTTAAGAATACGCTCTGCTTCGAACTGTAAATCCACAGGGATAACAAGCTTACGAGGGGCAATAGCCATACGTAAACCACGGTCATCAGTGAACTTACCGAGTGCGATAACAGAATCTTCCAGTGCAGCCTCAGAGAGGTTAGCAGCTGTAGACAGCTTGTTAGCGTAATCAGCAGAGTTAATGTGCTGATGGTCTGTAGCTAAAAGAACCTTACCATCACCGCCGGTGTATCCGGAAGTAGTCGCACGATTAAGTACATTAGCTGCTACTAGCTCTTTAGTATAACGCATTGACCGCGCTAGTGACTTAGAACGTACCATAGCAAGCTGGTCGTACAGGTCGTCTTCGACTGCTTCTTTAGTGATAGTGAAGCCTAGACCATAAGTAACGTGGGTGAACCGAGTAATGAAACCCTGCTCAGCGTTATCAAATAGTACAGACTGTCCTTCCGGCTTGACTGCCGCAGCACCCAGACCTGAGGAACCTACAATCTCTTCGAACGCTTTACGCGAACTACGAGTCTCATAGATGTCAGTGTATTGCGTATTGAACTCTTTGTACTCAAGCCCGTAAAAGCTCTCGACACCGGGCCATAACGCCTTTGGGAAATTACCAGTATTAATACTCATGTATTACTCCTTAGATGCCTACGCCATCAGTACGACTGTAGTGGTTTTCGTTAATACGAACAACCCAGTTACTGTTAGCATCTGCTGTAGTGTTATCAGGACGATTAACTGGTGCTACTAAACGTAACTGAGCAATGCCAGTACCTGTAGTATCACTTACTTCCTGTAAAGAATGTCCTTTAGTTGTGTCGCCTGCTGTAGCCACTAGCTCTGCATTGTTACCAATGTCAGCATAAGTGATAGTACCTGAAGTCTGAATTTCATACAGAACATCCGGGCCTACTGCTACAAGAATCCAAGCTTCTCCATCAACACTTGCATCGTAGTACTTCTTACTTAAATCGTAAGAGGTATTACCTAAGAAGTTATCAGTTACGCCATCAGTTTGACCAGCTTGTGCTGGTTGGAATCCGACGCATACGCCTAGTAAGTCATCTTCAGCAGCATTAGCTGCGTCAATAAATCCACCTGCTTCCATAGCCACAAAGTCACCAATAAAGATGTCGTCTGCTGAACCACTTGCCAGATAAGAGCGTATTAGACCTTGCCAAGGGGCACCTGAAATAGTACCTACTGGTTTTGCGCCATTCGGATTATCTACGTTAGCCATAGATTTTTCTCCTAATTGTTATGTGCTCTCGCACAAATTAAAATGAAGGACGCGGTTAGAAGAGTTACGAAGTTATTTCGTACTAGAAACTTTAATGTCACCATACCTTCCGTCTTTATCCTTTTCACGATATAGTGCTTGTTCTGCGTCATCTGCTAGTTTCTCTGCTGATTTCTTATCTGCGTCGTACCACTCTTGTGGTTTACGCATCAAGACTGCTGATAGCCCGTTACGGCGGTCAACATTAATTTCAACAGCAGAGCCAGATGATACTTTCATAGCACCAAATGCAACACGAAGGTCCTCGTCTTCGACGATAGTGTAGTCAGCATTAATATACTTAGCTACATTAGCACCTTCGTTATTTACCCATACATAATGGAAGTTTTCATCTTTACCAGTCACAGTTAGTTTCTCCTGTGAGTCGTATAGATTGCCGCCTTTGCGGACTGGGCGCTGTTCGGCGCGTGATTCTTTGGTAGGTCGTTCTGTTTTTCTAGTAGTCATAACTCCTCCGAGTCTTATCCAAAGTAGGATTTAATATAATCTTCTTCTGATATAGTACCAGTACGAATTAACGTGAGTGCTATATCACGGTCTTCTTCTGGAATGTCTTTAAG